TGATGTATCTGTGTTACCAACTTTAAAAAGGAATGGATTTTGTTAAAAGAATACGGACTTGAAGTCCAACGCTTGTTTCTTGAAATGATGTTAGAAGACGCATCTAGCTATGTGCGCATTCAAAATATCTACAACCCAGAAAACTTTGATCGGAGTCTACGCAAGGCCGCAGAATTTATCAAAGAACACAGCGACAAGTACAAGACTCTGCCAGATCGTACCCAAATTTTGGCCGCATGCAATATAACATTACAAACTGTACCTGACTTGAATGAAGGACACTATGATTGGTTTATGCAAGAGTTTGAATCATTTACCAAGCGGCAAGAACTTGAGCGAGCAATTCTCAAAGCCGCAGACTTGCTTGAAAAAGGCGAGTATGATCCAGTTGAAAAGTTAATCAAAGATGCAGTACAAATATCACTTACTAAGGACATGGGCACAGACTATTTTGCAGATCCTAGTGGTCGTATCAACAAGTATTTTAACTCAGGCGGACAAGTCAGCACAGGCTGGACTCAACTGGATCGACTGTTGTATGGCGGCTTCAGTAGAGGTGAACTAAACATCTTTGCAGGTGGATCAGGCTCAGGCAAGTCACTGGTCATGATGAACATTGCTCTGAACTGGTTGCAACAAGGTCTCAGTGGCGTTTACATTACACTAGAACTTTCAGAAGAGCTTACTAGTTTGCGTACAGACGCCATGTTGACCAACATGTCAACCAAAGACATACGCAAAGACATTGACACAACAGAACTCAAAGTTAAACTGGTTGCCAAGAAGTCAGGACAGTATCGTGTAAAAGCCTTGCCGGCACAAAGCAATATCAACGATATCCGTAGTTATATCAAAGAAGTACAGATCCAAACAGGGATCAAAGTAGACTTTATGATGATTGACTACTTGGACTTGCTGATGCCTGTAAGTGCCAAAGTCAGCCCCAACGACTTGTTTGTCAAAGACAAGTATGTGTCAGAAGAACTGCGTAACTTGGCCAAAGAGCTCGGAGTGTTAATGGTCACAGCTTCACAGTTGAATCGTAGTGCTGTGGAAGAAATTGAATTTGATCACAGCCACATTTCAGGTGGTATCAGTAAAATTAACACAGCAGACAATGTGTTTGGTATCTTTACAAGTCGTGCCATGAAAGAGCGTGGCAAGTATCAGATACAATGTATGAAATCTCGAAGCTCGACCGGCGTTGGTCAAAAAATTGATTTGGAGTATAACATTGAAACAATGCGCATTACTGATGAAGGTGGTGACCAAGCAGGCCACAACCGACCACAAAGTTCAATCATGGACTCAATCAAGGCCAAAAGCCAAATCAAGGCTGCTGATGAAGTCCAAGGTAATTCTACCAAATGGGAAAAAGCCACTGGAACTCCTGCGTGGGAACAACCAGCCAAAGTAGACGGTGATGTACAAAGCGCCAAACTAAAACAATTGCTGGGCAAGATCAAAACAGGTTGATATGAATAAAAGTGTTTATTGTTCCATGATTCATGGTGGATTAGAATTATCTTTAAAAGACCAGGAACCAACAGCACAACATTGTTGCCTGCGAAATTCAAAAATTCCAATAGACACACGAACCAATTTCTGGAATGATCCTGGCTTTGAGCCTTTACGAAAAATAAATCAGGCAAACAAATGGGACCCTGGTTGTGAAAACTGCAAAAATATAGAAAGCACAAGGAACATTAGTTTTCGTTTGGGCATGAATGATGGACTAGTGGTTCCTGACTGCCCAACAGGCCCTGCTAGAATTGATTTAATGTTTGACATTAGTTGTAATTTAGCATGTAGAACTTGTAGTCCAAAATACAGTACTTTTTGGCAAAAGCATCTTAAAGACAATGGTCAATGGGATCAACCTGTGTTTGCTCCCAAACAGTACAATGAGATTATCACTGCACTTGAGCAATTGGATCTAAGTAATCTGCAGATGTTGGTTTTCTGCGGTGGCGAAACATTGCTGGGGCAGACACACTGGGATGTAGTCAAATGGTTAGTGGAGAATGTTCCTAACGCCAAACAAAAACTTACCTTGTGTTTTCAAACAAATGGCACACAACCAATTCATCCTCGTAACTATGATTTAATTGATCGAGTAAAATTGGTCAAATTGCACATAAGTCTTGATGGAATCGGAGCACGATTTGAGTACTTGCGTTGGCCAGCCACCTGGAGCAAGGTAATTGATAATATGTTGCATCTAAGAGATACAGTTCCTAGCAATGTTATGTTTCTAGTTGAAGAAACCGTAAGCACATACAATTTGTTTTATATCAACGAATTAGAATATTGGCTTAAAGAAAACTTTATAACCAACAGAGAAGGTGATGTTGTAAACCACACTCGCCACTTGGCATTTGGTATTCAACGATTAGGCAATTGCACACAGGAATATGTGGATGCAATGCAATCAAGTGTGTATCAAAATCTAATTCCTGGCAATTGGAAAGAGAACCCTGAACAAATACACCAGTTAATAGCACACATCAAACAGTTTGATCAGATTAGAAATCAAAGTTTCCAAAACACTTTTCCTGAAGTGGCTGAATTTTATGCTAGATACTGGTAACAAAATTCACAGGCGCATAGTCAACAATGTTGATCTTTTTTAATTGATCCTGTCTTGCAATTTCAGTTTGACATTGTGCAAACAGCTCAGGTGAATAACGACCAGTATTAAAAAATCCTTGAATTTCATCATGGTATCTGGGATTAAGTTCTAACACCGTTTGTTGGGCAGCAGGAGATAGATTTCCTGGAGAAAAGTAGTCAGGATGATCTATCTGTTTGCACAAATATTTCAGTTGATGTTGCTTAAAAAAATCAATCATTTCTGTATAGTAAGCAATATTCAAATTTGATATCATACAGCTTACACTAAGATATCGAGCAATTTGTTTGAACTGTTTTAAATTTTGTTCCAGCAAAGACCATTTCAGTGGATACCGCATGTATTCAAATCGTGGGCCAACGCCATCTATACTGACACAAATATTCAGGTTTGGAAATTGCGCCAACACATCAAGTTGTTGCGGATTTAACTCGCATGATCCATTGGTAACAACAGATACAAAACAACTGGTGTTGCTCAGATCAATCAGGCGTTGAAGTATCTGAAAGTTGACTCTTTCCAGCAATGGCTCTCCGCCTACTAATGACAGTTGACGAGTTTTTGCCCAGTTAATTTTATCCAGTTGATCTGTGGGCATCACTTGATACTGTATCTTTTTGCCTTCTAATGCGGCCCATGCACTGCTACTGCCACTGTCACAGGTGACACATGTGCCATTGCACAAGTTGCTGGTGGCTAACTTGACAATTTGGGGACTGTGCAGGCCATCAATGGTATCTTGTTCTATTTTGTCTAGATCACGATCCAGGTAAAAATCAAATGCTTGATTGTGCAGTTGCCGTTCGCTGGGTAATCCAGCATCTTCCAACTTCCAGCAGGTGTTGCATGCCGTATTCCGTTGCTTGTTGTGGATGGAATCCTGTATAATAGCAATATCAGTACCAGGTGCTAGTCTACAACAATGGATGTTTTCGTAAGAATTATGTGGAATTTCGTAACCATAAAAGGGCAATACGCAAAAATAACTGTTCATGGCAGTATTTAATTACCCGCTAGCTTTCCAAAATTAAATAAATAATCAAAAGGCCCTTGTGTAATGCAAAAGAAAACAAAAAGTATTCTCGAAGAATTAGACTCCATGTATGTGGAGCGAGATCAACGTATCATAATCGAAAACAGGGCCGCCAGTATTATTACCAGTGCCTCAAGATTGCTGGAACAAATAGAAGCAGAGTTTTCGCCTGAGCAGGCAGAAAACCTCACACGAAAATTACTCAACGCAATCCGCACAAAAGATCCCAGTAAGTTTTCAAGGTCAGTCAGGAGAACCAATGCAGATTCATGAAATTACACTCAAGCCAGTGGCCGAAGGTGTGTTAAAAAATATAGGTAATAATTTAGCTGCCCGAGCTATAAAGGCAGCGGCATCTAAAACTGGAATTAGTCCAGACTCCATAACAGCCAACTCGCCTGAGACTGCCGCTGCCTCTGCCGCTGCCGCGACTGTACCACGAAGTAAATTCTTACAACAATTTCAAATTATTGATAATTCGCCGATTACCGTTCAATGGAAAAATCAACAGTTCCAGCGTAAAAATGGCACAGGCCAGTGGATTAGTTTTCCAGCAGGCAAACCCGTTTCACAACAGATGATTGATGCATTAGATAAAGTGTCTCCTCCGACAGCCACAACGACTCCGACAGCCACAACGACTCCAACAAGCACACCTGCGCCTGTAGCACCTGCTTCTACAGCACCACCGTTGTCCGGACAAGGCGCTACCACTCCGGTGGCAACTAACTCTACTATAGCCAAACCTGCTGCCACCACAACAACTAAACCTATTGTAATTAAAGACAAAACAGGTGTAAACTGGATTTACACTTTCCCAGATCGTAAATGGCGCGGACCAGACAATGAAGAAGTAATTGATCCAGTCTCAATACAAAAATTAAACAAAGCGGCCGAAGTACAATTCCAAAATAGACAAATGGGTCAGAAATAACATGAAATATCTACTAGAAGGCGGCAATGTTTTCAAGGATGCTGATGGCAATCCTTTAACTCAACGAATAAATCAGGCCGATGTTGCTGCCACAGTACAATGGCTAGAACAATTGACTGGCCTGGACTTTACCTCAGATAGAGACCCTGTGACCAATCAACCCACTCGGTGGTTAGGATCAACTGGCAAGGCTCCTACATCGGGCGACATGGACATGGCAGTTGATGCCAATGAAATTTCCAAAGAAGAGCTGGCCAACCGGCTGACACAATGGGCAATCAGTCACAAACTCAATCCCAAAGAGTGGGTTAAAAAAGCTGGTGAAGTGCATTTGCGTACTCCCATTGCCGGCCGTCCAGACAAAGGATATGTGCAGACAGACTTTATGTTTTTCCCTAACCTGGACTGGGGCCAATTCTACTATGGTGGCGGCACAGACTCTGCATACAAAGGCATGAATCGCAATGTGCTGATGTCAAGCATTGCCAAGTCATTGGGCTTCAAAGTGGGTGCAAATGGCGTGTTTGATAGAACCAGCAATCAATTGGTAACCATGGATCCTGATCAACTGGCCACCATGTTCCTGGGCAAAACTGCCACCCGTGACGCACTCAAAAATGTAGAAAGCATCTATGCCGCCTTGGCCAAAGACAAGAATCGTGATGCCAAGCTAAAAGATTTTCGTGAGTATCTGGCTCGAGAAGGACTGCAAGAGCCAGGCGCTGTGAATGAACACACGGAAGTAAACTTCTTGGCCAAACTGCGTGATCGTATTGTCAATCAGGGTATGACTCCCTTGATAGAAACAGAAGCAACCAACCCATATCAACTGTACGAAGCTGATGCGGCCGGTGTAGGCGGCAGAGCCAAAGGTATCGAACACCTGGAAGATCTTGTGTTCCGTGAAGGTCCTGCTGGCATCCAGAAAGCACTGGACATTGTTAAACATGCCACTGAAGCACCACAACAAACAACCACAGCCAAATGGGACGGCAAGCCTGCACTTATTTTTGGACGCAAACCTTCAACCGGGGAATTTGTGTTGACTGATGGCTCAGGATTTGATGCCAAGGGCTATGATGGTATGGCCACAAGTCCCCAAATGATGGCACAAATCCAAAGCATGCGCAAGGGCGAGCGGTCGGATCTAATTCAACTGTATGCCACTTTGTTTCCTGTATTAGAAGCAGCCTTGCCTGAAGGATTCCGTGGCTATGTCAAAGGTGATTTGTTATTCATGCAAACACCTCCTGTGGTTGATGGCAACTATGTGTTTGAGCCCAACACTATTGAATATCGTATTCCAGTAAAAAGCCCAATGGGTCGCCGTATATCAGGCAATCCTGAAGAAGGAGTGCCGCCAGCACAGATTGGTATAGCCATGCACTCGATGTATGCTGACCAAGGAGATCCTAGACAACCGCTGAGTGGCGTAAAGTTTAATCCTGTTCCGGGACTGCTGTTGGAAACACCTGCTTCGCCCAAAGTTCTTGCCACAGATGATCAAGTGGTAAAACAGCTGACTGGCCTGTTGAAGAAAGTGGCCAGTGGTGGCCAATTAGAAAATCTAAAAATATTGTTCAATCCAATTGAGCTAAGAGCCATGCAGATCACAGACTTGTTTAAACTGG